TACTGCCACATTCAATATGGACTTCACGGAGATCGCTGAAGAAGCGTGGGAACGTGCTGGCCGTGAGATGCGTTCGGGTTATGACCTGCGTACTGCACGTAGATCAATGAACCTACTCACTATTGAGTGGCAGAACCGGGGCATCAATATGTGGACGATTGAGGAAGGCACTGTCAACCTCACTGAAGGTACTGCGACGTATGCTTTACCGGCTGATACGATTGATTTGCTTGAGCATGTTATACGCACTGGTAGCGGCAATGTGTCTACTCAGTCTGATCTTAATATTTCCAGAATAAGCGTTTCTACCTACGCTAGTATCCCTAACAAGTTAAGCCGTGGTCGTCCGATACAGCTTTATATAGACCGTGGGCAAGCTAACCCTACGGCGACTGTGTGGCCTGTTCCTGATGCGTCAAGCACGTATGTACTGACTTACTGGCGTATGCGCCGTATTCAAGACGCGGGTAGCGGTGTAGAGACACCCGATGTGAACTTCAGATTCCTGCCCTGCCTAGTTGCAGGGCTTGCGTATTATATCGCGCAGAAAGACCCCGAATTGGCACCTCGTGTACCAATGCTGCAAACAGAATATGAAAGACAGTTTGACCTAGCTGCACAAGAGGACAGAGAAAAAGCTTCTATTAGTTTAGTACCGCGAATGTATGGCGTGAGGTAGCTATGAGCCAAAGGTTTGCTTCAGGCGCTAAAGCTCTTGCTATATGCGACATATGTGGATTTCAGTACGAACTTAGAGAGCTTAGAAACTTAGTTAAAAAGAATAAGGTTACAGAGCTAAAAGCGTGTCCAGAATGCTGGAACCCAGATCATCCGCAGAACAGGTTGGGTGAGTTCCCAGTAGATGACCCGCAAGCGATACGTAACCCAAGACCAGACTTCGCGGAGCTTCCGGCTAGTAGGGCACATATACAACCAGCCGACGCAAATAATATGAGTGCGTTTGGACATGTAGGAGAGGTTGTAATAATAGGGGCTGAAGACGGCAATGTTATACAGCCAAGCGGAAGTGTAAGTGCGACAGGAGGAGTAGGAACAGTATCTATATCAAGTTTTACTTCTTTTGCAGTAACTGTCGCTAACCCCGGTGTGGGCAATAGATACTACATAGATGGTGTGTTACAGGCCACGATAAACCTTAGCGAAGGTAGCACCTATAGATTAGATCAAAGTGACAGCTCGAATTCAGGGCATCCTTTGAAGTTTTCCACTACATCTGATGGCACACATGGTGGTGGGACAGAATACACAACAGGGGTTACTTACGTAGGATCACCCGGAAGTGCTGGGGCATACACGCAAATAGTAGTAGCTGCTTCTGCACCGACTTTATATTATTACTGCTCAAATCATTCAGGTATGGGTGGACAAGCAAATACACCGTAAGGGGTATAGTATGAAAAGAGAAAGCAAGAAGGCACCGAAGGTTATTGAGCATCCAAACGAGCCGATAATGTATGATGCTGGCACAGACGTGAACAAGCCAATCAACATGAAGACCAGCGGCGTCAAGATTCGCGGTACTGGCGCGGCTACCAAAGGCACAATGGCACGAGGGCCAATGGCGTAGTGAACTACACCGAATTAAAAGCGAATGTAGAAGACATCTGCGAACAGACGTTCACGGCAGATCAACATGCTATGTTTGCAGAACAGGCCGAGCAGAAGATATACAGCACGGTACAGATTCCTGCACTTCGTAAAAACCAGACAGGTAGCCTGACTACTGGGAACAAGTATTTGACGATGCCTTCGGGTATGTTGTACGTGTTTTCTTTGGCGATTATCAGCGGTAGTGACTATATCTACCTGTTGGATAAAGACTCTAACTTTATGCGTGAGGCTTATCCGAACCCTTCTACAACTGGCACGCCTAAGCATTACGCAATATTTGACCAGACAAGCTTCATTGTAGGGCCAACACCAGACGCTAATTATGCGGCTGAGATACATTTTGGCTACTACCCAGAGTCTATTGTTACCGCGGGTAACACTTGGTTAGGCGATGAGTTTGATTCTGCGTTGTTGAACGGTGCTCTGGTTGAAGCGATACGTTTCCAGAAAGGTGAACCTGACATGGTAGCCTTGTACGAGAAGATGTATGTACAGGCTGTAGCCCTGTTGAAGAACCTCGGTGATGGCAAGCTTCGTGAGGATACTTACCGCTCCGGACAGGTTAGGAGAGAAGTCGCTTGATCGGTTCAGAAAGTGTAGTAAAGGTAGGTAACGTCACAGTAAAGACAGTCTCCAACAGAGGGTTTACCCCCGAAGAACTGGCTGAACAGGCGCTAGACAAGATTATTTATGTAGGAGGCAACTGCCATCCGGCCATACAGGAGCAGGCAGAGGCTTTCAAAAATCAAATTCGTGGTGTGTTAGTGGAAAGCATGAAACAAGCTGTTCGATCTGATCGCACTACTTTGGCAAACCAATTCCGCGCCGTTGGGCACCCGGAACTTGTAAAACTACTGGAGAGCTAATAATGGCTATTACCGTAACTACAGCAATGCCCACCAGCTTCAAAGTTGAGCTGCTCAAGGGCTTACATGATTTACAAAACGGCGCAGACACATTGAAAATTGCGTTATTGAAATCTCAATCTGCCGGCACAGGTACTTATGGCGCTGCAACCACAAATTATTCCACCGTAACTGGAAACAGTGATGAGACCAGCGGTACAGGTTACACCGCAGGTGGTAACACCCTGACTAACGTAACTCCTGTTGCTGACGGCACTACTGCTATCTGTGATTTCAACGACACTACTTGGTCAAGCGCGTCTTTTACTACGTGTGGTGCTGTCATATACAACACCAGCAACGCTAACTCTGCATGTGCGGTATTGAGCTTTGGTGGGGATCAGACCGTTAGTTCTGGCGACTTCCAGATTCAGTTCCCCGCTCCTGCGGCAGCTACTGCGATTATTCGCATCGCCTAATAGGACTGCCTCATGGCTTACTCAGGGCCAACAAGCGGCTTTGGTGAAAGAAGCTGGGGCAGTAATAGTTGGGGTGGTATAGGTACCATCCTAGACCTCGGGGCGACTTGGGGTAATAACGGCTGGGGCGAAGGTGCTTGGGGGGACAACGGCACTAGTGTTGCTGCAACCGGGGCTGTCGGAACTGTAAGTTTTAGTTTATCTAAACAAGTTGTCCCAACCGGTGTAGAAGGCACAGGTGCAATAGGCACCGTGGTGCTTGTGCTGGGAGACGCGGTTGCTCCTATAGGAGTTGAAGGCACCGGGGCTGTAGGTACCGTAGCGACGAACTACAGCAGTGTCCAGATACCCACAGGGGTGCAGGGCACAGGCCAGATGGGTGGCTTTGTTGTCGTAGTTGATGACATCGTAATCCCAGTAGGCGTTGAAGGAACCGGTGCGGTTGGTGATGTAAATGTCTTTATTGCTGACATTGTTGTACCAGACGGTGTAAGTGCTACAGGTTCTGTAGGAGACGTAACAACTCAGGTGACCTTTGCGGTCTCTGGGGTAAGCGGAACCGGAGAGCTTGGCGACGAAGGCGATACTGTAGTCCCTGTATTCAACGGGGTTGCAGCGACCGGAGCCATAGGCACAGCAGTACCGGCTTACAATACAAATGTTGCTGTTACTGGGGTAAGCGGAACAGGCGCGATAGGAGAAGACGGCGCTACCGTAGTTCCAGTAATATCTGGGGTAGCAGCAACCGGTGCAATAGGCACCGTAGTGATTTCGGTAGACGAAACAATTATCCCCACGGGGGTAAGCGGGACAGGTGCAGTAGGTGACGTAAGTTTCTTTATATGGACTACAATAGACGATAGCCAAACACCTAACTGGACAGACGTAACAGATACACAGACGCCCGGATGGGTGGATATAGATAAAGCCGCCTAGGAGCTGACAAATGGCTACTTATGTAAACAATCTAAGACTCAAAGAAATTACCACGGGTGACGAAGACGGCACTTGGGGTACGAGTACAAACACCAACCTTGAGCTGATCGGTGAAGCTCTGGGGTACAACACGCAGGACGGATTCGCTACTGACGCTGATGCAACCACTACGGTGGCAGATGGCGCGACTGATCCGGCCCGTGCGTTGTATTTAAAAGTAACCTCTAGTGCGACCCTCACGGCGACTAGAACGCTGACTATAGCTCCAAACACCGTCTCTCGTGTTATGTACATTGAGAACGCTACCACGGGTAGTCAGTCAATAAATATTAGTCAGGGT